GGGAGAACCCGAACAACCCTCGGACAATTAAGGAAGACAAGTTCGAGAAACTGGTTCGAAGCATACAGACCTTCCCGGAGATGCTCGAGGCGCGGCCCATCGTAGTCAACCCCGATATGATTGTACTTGGGGGTAATATGCGCCTCAAGGCTTGCAAGGCCGCAGGACTGACCGAGGCACCCGTTTACGTCGCTTCGTGGGAAGAAAGCAAGGCGAAGGAGTTTATTGTAAAAGATAACGTCGGATTCGGCGAATGGGATTGGGATATTCTCGCGAATGAATGGGACGCAACCGAACTCGAAGAGTGGGGGTTGGATGTTTGGACTCCGGACGAAGAACCAACCGAAGGCCTCACGGATCCCGACGAAGTACCCGAAGCACCGGAAGAACCAAAGACCAAACTCGGAGACCTCTATATCTTGGGAGAGCATCGTTTGCTATGTGGGGACTCTACGAAGGGGGAAGACGTGGAGAAGCTAATGAACGGAGAGAAGGCGGATATGGTTTTTACTGACCCTCCTTATGGTGTAAATATTAAAGGTGGATCAAAACAAATCAACTACATAGCCGGAGACATTACACAGACCGCAATACCTTTCAGTTTTGAACTTGCCGTTGAAAACGCCACCAAAGAAAAAGCCCGAATATATTTCTGTGGTGCAGAGGGCAACATTCACTTATATCTGAAACTGTTTGAAAGATATTGCCGTCAATTACCGAGGCATCTAATTTGGGTAAAGGAGTCGTTTGTAATGAAACCAAACGGTTACCATAATCAATATGAAATTATCTTCCACGGATTCAAAGCGGGCGGAGGTTCTTTGGAGTCTTGGTTTGGGGGTAGAACCGAACACGAGGCAAGCGATGTATGGCAATTGAAGCGAGACAATCGTAACGACTATCTGCACCCGACACAAAAACCCGTAGAACTACCCGCAAGAGCGATAACAAATAGTTCCCCAGTTAACGGTATAGTTTACGAGCCATTTGGAGGTAGTGGTTCGACACTTATCGCCGCAGAGAAGACAGGGCGCAAATGTTACGGAATAGAATTAGATCCGAAATACTGCGATGTTATCGTAAAACGATGGGAGGACTTCACAGGTAAAAAGGCGGAGTTATGGAAGCCCTGAAAACCCACACATCCAACACCAAAAAAGAGGCTATGTTGGAAGCCCTAGAGAAGTCACTCGGTATCGTATCGACCGCCGCGAAGATGGTAGGTATCGACCGCTCCACCCATTACGCTTGGCTCAAGTCAGACGAAGAATACAAGAGCGCGGTTGCATCGATACAAGACGGCGTTCTCGACTTCGCAGAAAGCCACCTCTACAAGCTCGTAAAGGAAGGCAACCCCGCAGCTACTATCTTCTTTCTAAAGACCAAAGGCAAGAAGCGCGGATATATCGAACGGCAAGAGATAGAGGTTCAAGAGAAAAAGCCTTTAAGTTGGTTAGATGAAAGCTAAGAAACCAAGTCAACCGGACGACTGGAGAACGCCGCGCGATTTTTACGATCAATTGAACGCGGAGTTTAACTTCGACTTCGATCCGTGTCCGTTTCAACACGATATGAGTTGGGACGGTTTGCAGGTGGAATGGGGAAAGAGCAACTTTGTAAATCCGCCGTATTCCCGCCCGCATTTGAAGAACTTTGTGTTGAAGGGAATCGAAGAAGCGAATAAGGGAAAGGTGTGCGTTTTCTTAATTCCCGCCTCTACAGATACGAAACTATTTCACGACTATATCCTACCCTACTCCTCGGATATTCGTTTTGTGCGTGGTCGCCTCAAGTTTGAGGGCTACAATAACGAGGGCGAGTTTTGCAACGCTCCCGCGATGAAGGGAAGCATGGTCGTTGTTTTTGGATCTTGGCCGCAACCCGTCGAGTGAAACTACCCGCCACATATTACCACGTAAGGAACTCAAAGAAGCGGATAATTTGCAATCAAGGAGGGACGCGTAGTGGCAAGACCTACTCAATTTTGCAATGCCTGATAGAACTCTGCCACAAGAACTCCGGCCTCGTGGTAACCATTTGCCGAAAGACATTCCCCGCCCTTCGTGCGACAGCCATGCGGGACTTCTTCGAGATACTGGAAAACGAGGACGCGTATAACGTAGAACTCCACAACAAATCGGAAGCCACTTACCAGCTATGGGGAAACCTCGTAGAGTTTATTTCGGTGGATCAACCGCAGAAGGTGCGAGGGCGGAAGCGCGATGTTCTCTTTATCAACGAGGCCAACGAAATAACGCTCGAAGATTGGCGGCAACTTATCCTAAGAACCACGGGGAGAATCATTGTCGATTTTAACCCCTCCGACGAGTTTCATTGGCTTTACGAATTACCCGAACGCGATGACTGCGATTTCTATAAAACGACGTACAAGGATAACCCCTTCCTCCCGAAAAGTGTACTCTTGGAAATTGAACGCTTCAAAGAAGCCGACGAAAACTTTTGGAGGGTGTACGGACTCGGAGAGCGAGGAACATCCCGGGCAACCATCTTCACCCATTGGAAAGAAATAGACCAGATACCAAATGAATACAAACTACTCAACATCGGGCTCGATTTCGGGTACACCGCAGACCCCACAGCGATCGTCAGAGTATACACCGACGGCCACGGATTCGCGGTCGATGAACTCTGCTACGCGACGCGCCTTACTAACTCAGATATTGCAAAAAGCCTCCGCGATAACGGAGTGCATCGATCGGATGTTGTTATCTGTGACTCCGCAGAGCCAAAGAGCATCGACGAGATACACGGCCACGGATTCAATACTCACGGAGCAAGAAAGGGACGCGATTCGGTTAGAAGCGGAATCCAGTTCCTCCATTCGAGGCCGCTACTTATCACGGCGCGGAGTGTGAACCTTATCAAAGAACTTCGCAACTACAAATGGAAGGAAGATAAGAACGGCAAGCAACTCAATGAACCCGTAGACCAATTTAACCACGCTATTGACGCGATGCGCTACGCTATCACTTTCAACCAAACAAACCCCAACTTCGGGAGCTACGCTATCGGGTAAAATGCGGGCGACCCGCAAACACGCAAAATCCACGCACGATTTACGCAAACCGTTTTCGTAAGGAAACCGAACAAATCAAGTTATTTAGACGATGGAATTACGCCTCCCGCATAGATGGTCAGACCTCACCCTCGGTGAGCTACAGGTTATGATGACCAGCGAGAACCAACTCGAACGCATCTCCATTTGTACCGGGCAATCCGTAGAGAAGTTGCGCACCATGCCTCAAAAGCTAATAGAAGCCGCTACAGCGCATCTCGACCAACTCCTCACCCAAGAGACCGCCCGCTTTGAGAAAGTGGTAGAGATGGACGGAAAACGCTTCGGCTTCGTTCCCGATTGGGACGCATTCACAGCGGGCGAATGGATCGACCTCGAAAACTACCTCGAAAACTTTTGGAAGAACGCGCACAAAGTAATGTCGGTTCTATTTCGGGAAGTAACCTACGAACTCGGAGACAAATACGAGGTAAAGAAATACACGGCCAAAGAAGACGCGTCAATCTTTGAGGAGATGCCCGCTGACCTCGTATCCGGTACGCTGCTTTTTTTTTGGACTACCAGAAACGAACTGCTGCTCGATATGAAGTCCTCTTTACTGGAGGTAGCGGAGGCAGCGATCCAGTCGGCGAGAAGTGGGGCTGGTATCACGTCCTCCACGCCCTCGCAGGAGAAGACATCCTCAAGATGGACAAGGTTACGGAGTTACCTATTCAAGTCGTCTTCCAACATCTCAGCTATTTAAAAGACAAGCTCGCACATGATCACGTTCAATAACATAGTCGAAAGGTTTAAGGTATTCGCGGATGCGCACTTCTTCGTAAAGTCGTTTTCCTTCGGCTCTCCCGATGACGTAGACCTCTCGAAGTTCACCTCGTTTCCCCTTATGCATCTCGTATATACGGGAGCCACCTACGACGCAGGGACGAAGACCTACAACCTCGAGGTATACATCCTGGACGTACCCGCCGATAAGACGAAAAAGACCGACCGTCAAAAGGAAGTGGTTAGCGATGCAGAGCAATGCGCCGAAGACATCA